CTACATTGTGGAGTGTTAGATATCAATAAGTGATAGTTTTCAGCATTTGCTAAATTATCTTCTACTGTATTTTTATCCAGTCTATTGGATTTACGTTCCTCTACTGAAACAATTTCCTTAATGGGAATTTCTGTAAGGTAAATAAAATCGTGACCACCACCATTAAAGTATTCTACTTTATTGGTTGAGTAGTAGTCAAGAAAAGACCTATTGCAATAGGTTTTTATAAGCGCACTAACGTGAGAGATGAGAGTATTTAACTTCGCATCATGATTTGTACTGCTGATGTTTGAGTAAGATTTGTAAGCACCCAAGTCAACTAAGTTAGCCATATGTTCCTTTTTTAATACGCTTGTAAAAACCTACAACCCCGAAGGGCTATAGATTTTAATTATTTACTACTTGTATACACCTACGGCTAAGCCACCAGATAAGTTACCCTCACCAGTACCGGTTCCAGCAATAATTTGCTTGAATCCGAAACGTTGAGTCGCAACTAATACACGAGCTTGCTTTTCTACATAGTATTCACTTTGTACAGTGAAACCACGTTGACGAGGAACTAAGAAGTTATCCTTCTGAACCATTACGCCCCAAACTTTACCTGCAGTATTAACATTTTCAATTTCCGGAGAAACCATAACTGCCATACCGTATACAGTACCTACTTGACCATTAAGCTTAGTAGCTTGTGCGCCAACTAAGTTAACATCAGCAAATTCAGGATCCTCTAAAAGATCCCAGTATGCGTTCTGTGAAACAACACATGCTAAACCGTCAGTATTAATACCGTACTTACCTAAAGCGCGACGAAGAACTAGAACGTCCTTAGCAGCAACTTTACCTGTAGCAGCAGTAGTTGCATCACCTCTAATAGCGATCTTAGTAAGACCCATGAATGGATCTGCAGGAGTTGCACCTGTATTACCATTTAGAAGTTGCTCTTCAATTTTACGTGCATGACCACGGACTAAAGAATCTTTCAAAAGAGGCATCATAGCAATGATTGAATCTTCATCGAACTCGTCGATCATGAAAGTCTTACTTGCCATTTTAGCTGTGGTTAAGTAGATCTCTGTTAGTGTAACAGTTTTCTCTGAACCAGTCGTTGCATCCGTACCATAAGTACTAGCACCAACCCAGCCTGCTTTAGCAGCGTCTGGAGCAATTGGTAGCGTCATTTGAGCAGCTTTCAATTGAATTTCACGGAATAAAGGAGCAACTACTAATTGTTCCTGTACTTCACGCTCAATGTTAGTTGAAATGATATGCTCATAGTCTGTAGAAGAAATCTGACCAGACTGTGCGCCTCCAATTAGTGATGTAGCATCACCGCCTGCTTTAAGTCTAAGACCTAAATCGCCAGCTTTCTCAAGCATTTCACGACCGTGTGCAGTTTCACCTAGCTGCTTACCTAAAAGAGAAGCAGTAAGTGCTGTTCTTTCAAATTGTGCATAATCAACCTCATAACCTTTAGTTCCGCTGTGATCAGAGAATTCCATCTTGCTTGTGCGGAGAGCTTCGATTTCTACCGCTTTCTCAGCGATCTCGTTTCTCATCTCGGTCATTACTTTTGTAGCATCTTCTTGCTTCTCAGTAATACGAGCCTCTAGTTCTTGGACCAATCTTTCAGCTCCAGTTTGTCCTAGTTTAACATAGTCAGCTTTCAAAGCTTCTTGAGCTTCAGTAGCTTTTACAGCATCTTCTGCAGCTACTTTAGCTTTAGCTTTGTCCTCTGCTTGCTTCATTGCGATGTCAGTTGCAGTTTTCTTGGCTACAGCTTCCATCATTTCTTTAATTTGATTTTCATCCATTATATTATTTTCCTGTTCTAAATGAGCACCTTGGGCGTCATCCTTAGCACCAGATGGTGCCTCATTTTTTACAAATTGAGATTTAAAAGCCTCAAACTCCTTCTCTGACCCATCAAAACTTTTAGCCAATGAGAAAAGGCTATCAGCGTTTGCTGGTATTGAAACAACCGATACTTCATGTAATTCTAAATCTTTTATTACAAAAATATCTGTGTCACTATCATAATCAGCATCTTTAACTCTAAAGCCTACTGAAAATGCTCGTAGTATACCTTCCTTTACAAGTTCGTAAACTTGTCCAGCCGATTTACTAATTTCTGCTTCTATCTTCAAACCTTTATCAGTTATTTCATGGCCTACCATTTTTCCGATAGGTTGTGACCTATCATGGTGTGCTAAAATAATTGGATTCTTCAGATAGTTTCCTAGTGCTGACTCGGTTTCCCAGGCTTCTTTTACAATGACATCGCCAACTCTGTCTTTGTCAGTTGTATTAGCGTACCCTTGAATGAGAATCTTACCGTCATCACTTTCTTCTGATTTTTCTGAAAAGAGGCAGTCAATAAAAAATTTAGTCTTCATCCTTCTTTCCTCCTTTCTTCTTTTTAACTTCTACTTTAGGTTTCTTCATCTTTACTTCCTTCTTTACTTTTACTTCCGGTTTAGGGGTATCCCTGAAACGAATTGCCATAAATCGATGGAAACGCAAATAAGAACCATACGCCCTATTGATTACTGGATAAGGTATTGGGACATTAGGATCTGCTCTATATTCAGCTCTATCTAATGCTTTTCCTACCTTAAAGAAGTAATCTAGTACGGTCTGTTCTAGTTCTGTTTTTGTCATATTTATTCCTCTGAACTTGGTTTAGGCTTCTTTGGAGCCCCACCTTCTTGACCTGTCACACCTGTTGCTGAACCGGATACATTAGCCGGTATTCTAACTGATGTGAGTTCCGGATCGTCTAAATCCTCTAACCTTAACTTTTTACGGGCCTCTGCTCCTGTCATAATACCATTATTAACTAATGCACTATAATAATCTGCTTCATCCTTAAGCTCTGGTCTCAGTGCCTCTACGTTTTGAACAATTATTTCTAAATCATACGAAAAGAATCGTTCGAGGCCTGATACTAACTTGCGTACTATAGGTACTACAGTATTCAAGTAAAAGAGTCTTAAATTAGGATTAATGTTAGCATTGTTGCCAGCATCAAGTAGAATTGGTGGAACGCCTAAAGCTTTTAATATTCGTGTTTCGTGAGCCTTCACCGCGTCTTCAAAATCTAATTCTCTAAAAGTATTCTGATTGATAGAATCTAACTCTAAACCGCCGTCTAAAATAAGAGGTCTCTTACCACCTGTCCTAGGATTATACTTTCTTCTCCAAGATTCTAAAAGTCTTTCTTTAACCTTAGCGGATAAAGTGTTAGGACTCTTAATAATAAGACCAGGGACAGCTCCATTAGTAAAGAAGTTGTCCTGAAAGTCTTGCATCTTAGAAAGTGTTTCTAAGGACCTACTTGCTGATGAGAGACGTGAATCTCCTCTAAAGATTGAGTTTGCTGAGTTTTCTTTAATATGTATGATTTCTGCTGGTTTGAAGTTCTTTCGTTCGTAGCTATAATGGCTAATGTATGTTTTCTTATCTGTTACAATCTCCACGTTCTGTGCAGGTAGATGGTATATGTGTACTCCATCAAAGTAAAGGAAGATGTTACCCTCCGTTACAAAATCCAGATATATGTTACGTTTAAACGCACTTATATCTTGAAAGGGGTTAGGTTGGTGATTTAACAATTGGTGGACTTTATTCTTCCTAAGAAGTGATTGTCCTGCAAATGGTAGTTTATCCCCAACATCTATGTTAATTGCCGAAGCTGCGTCTACTATTAAGTTAACCCCGCGATTAACTACTTCGACTTCTTTATACGCTACTTTATAGCGTCTCCACGGCATAGTGGTTCCTGCTGTAGTCTCTGAACTATGAATTTCAGGCTGTGCAGGATTTAATTTTTCTATTAAGTTATCAATTATTCCCATATTCTTTAGCTCTTCTCTTTTCTACCCACCGCTTTTGCTTAGGGCCGGTCGCTAGTTTAGGACGTTTGCCGTAGATACTGTGAAGTTTAAGATGATGCCCGTGACAGAGTGTAACCGTTTCGTAGTATACATTAGTATATTCTTCTTCGATAAATCTGTCACGAACAGCAATAATATCTTCCGCAGTTTCAATTGCAATGCCGTTCTCTTTTAACCATTTCTCCAATAACTCAGTCATCCCGTAAAAGTGGTGAAAGTCTAATTCTTCATTAGACCCACATATCCGACATTCTGAATCTTTATCATACGCGCTCTTAGCACGATCACGGACATACTTTACAATGTCCCTCTTTAGTTCTGCCATATAGCCAATCCTGTTGTTCAGGTATTTTTTTATATATCTCTAAATTTATACCGTAATTATACCTATACTAAGATAAAAAGTCAAGTCTTATTTTTCTATCCTCATACCTAAACTGTGACGTACGAAGCTACGAAGGTATATAAGGCATATCGTAGTGCATCTGACATATGAGATGCCATGTTATGTACTGGCTTCTCTCTTAATAAGTTTTGGTTTGGATCCCATTGATATTGATCAATAGACATTAGTGAATTTTTACATCTTTGGTCTATTATAAGTCTATCATTCTCTACAATTGTTGCCACCGCGGAAATTCCCGCTAAAACATCTTTTGTAGCGTTAACTGTAGATATATCGTAATCTTGAGCCAGATCCCATCGCATTTGCTGCGCTGCTGAATCAATGTAAATTACATCGATATCGTACTTACTTATCATCTCCTGGATTTTCTCTGCATGTTGCTCAGTAGTCTTCTCTGCTTGCATGTATTCATCGATAAGATAGTATAGCTCCGAGTCCCAGTCGTAAGCAATCACACAAAAGGCAGTAGGGTCTCTATATCCGACGTCGAGCCCTCCAAAAATGTCCATCTTGGAAGTATCTAGATTTTCAAGGTCTTCCACACATTTCTCGAAGTCAAAGTTCCATACCTGACCTTCGAACTGATTAAAGTCGGCCAAGTACTCTTGTGCGAACTCAGCCTTGGACATCCCTTTCTTAGCTTCATTAATATCCTTCATACTGATACGAGGATTTTCATGGTAAGTAGAATGGATACTAACCCAGTCTGTAAATTCCGAACTAAAGCCTCGATGATAGAAGTCTGAGAACCAATTGTTACGTCCACGAGGTGTGGATATAAAAATAGCTTTGGAAGTGGGTTTATCAAGCGTAGGTCTAAGAGCGACATTAAATGCCTCTAAGCCATCTGATAATGCGGCCTCATCGAAAATAATTAAATCATAACTACGACCAACTACGGAATCGACTTGATTCACCGAACCCATACGAATTGTAGAGCCGTTGGAAAGTTCAATGATTTTGTCCTTCGCGTTGTCACGAGTCAATTCGAGATCGAAATGTCTAATAAGGTTACGTTGGAGGTCAAATGAGATTTGGGACAATGCATAGTTGGGACTCATGATGAGAATGTTGGTCCCGGGGACTAATGCAGTGAGTTGTCCTATAATATTGGATATATAAGTTTTTCCCTGTCTACGCGATAGGGCAGCTACTATAAATCTATAACTAGGATTGTTGACAGCATTTAAAAGTGCTACCTGAGAACGTATAGGCGTTATGCCTAAGAGTTCCATATATGAGTCGATTGGTAATTTTATAAATCGCTTATCTTTATCAAAAGATTGGATTGCGTCAGGATTTACATCCTCTCTGCTAATTTTTAGCATTTTTACTTTTCCTTATGTGCAGTGTCTAATTTATGGCCGGATTGAAGTGTCCTTACCTCTTTGAGCATTTCTTTAATGTTCTCATTATTAATTTGTATCTCTTTAAGTCCTAGCATTACTTCATTGTGTCGAGCAGGCCAGTTTTCTACAAATTTAGTATTTTTATCAACTTGTAACTGCATGTTGTCAGTATGTGCTGCTATATTTGATGCCCACCATACCACTGATACAGTTTGTCCAAATATGGCAAATATGATAGCTATGGAAGCAGTTTTGATCCATTGAGGTACATCTGCTTTACGGTTTTTTAAATATTCTATTTCTTTACTAATAGATTGTTGGCAGGTGCCCATCTGACTCTTTAGTAGAGTAATTTCTGTCTCTAAAGAGTTAACTCGATTTTCCATCACTACAAATCCTTTTTGGCATGAGATATAATCTTGCCGAGCTTGAGTATTCCTATTCTACTGTTAGGCACATATCTCCATATGTAACCACGTTTATCATCATCACATCCAAAGACAGTAATAGTTAAACCTATCTTAACTATTACAGATCTATGGTCCTCTAACATTACATGGTCTCCTTCCTTGAAGGGACCAAAGTATTTGAAACTTATACCTTTGGCAATATTGGTAGCATAGTCTTTAATCAACATTGCTATAACAATACCCATCATTACCGCCATAAACGGTACCATGAAGTCTGCTAGTTCTAAACTAAGCTGTTCAATTGATGTCATCTTCGTAAGTTATAACTCCGAAGGCAATAATGCCATCATCGACGTCAACTGGGATAATATCTTGTTTGCCTTCGTTTATTGACTTTTCTAAGTTTGCCCCTTCTTCAAAACTAATGAAACCGTTATCAACGGCATCTTGTATAGTTGGTGAAGTTATGACATAATCTTTAACTGGACAAGGTTCTGCATTTACTGTATATATTAATCCAATTATTAAAAATAACCCTACTAATCTAATCATTATACTCATTACTCTCGTTCTCCTCTGTTATGACAATTCCCATCTGTTCATACTCTTT